AGCTGCCATTGACTTTACTGATCTTTCAGCTCTAGGGTCGGGTTGAAATGTTGTTTTTTGATTTTCTGGACGAAATGCCTGATCCATGGTTTTTTTGCCCGTAGGATCCCATCCAAATTCATTTTTATGTTGTCCAAATTTAATTCCTTCTTTTGGTCGGCCGCCTTGATCTTTTTCTTCAACTTCACTTGATGACATATGTACTGTTGCTAAATCATGCGGCGTACCAAATGATACCCCGGTGATTGCTGGGTCATTGCCTTCTTGTTCAATTTGATTTTGACGGAATCGAAGTTTTAAATCTTCAACAACATCTGTTCTTTGTTGCAACCACTGATCTTCGGACATGTTAAATATAAATTCATAAATAAATTTATCCGAAACTAATTTTGAATCTCGCATTGCTGTTGCTAATGTCATTTTTTCAGTCATTAATGCAACTTTTTGTTGATCATAAATAATTGAAGGTGCGGTTAATTCTAATTCAAATCCAATTAAATCTTCACCCTCAAAACCTTGTGCATATAAATGTACAATTGCAATTTTATATAATTCAGATATAGCA